CTTGGTAATCTTTTAATAATTTGCGGGACTTGTCGTCCCGCTCGAGTACGGACGTAACCATGATTTAATCCTCGAAATCGCCATTTAGTAATTTGAACTTAAATCTTTCTATCATATACAGTAGCTCTTGTTTGCTCGCAGTAGATGCTGCAAAATAAGCCCCATCATCGTGGCATCGCCCTATAACCAAAACCCTGTGCAACTTATTTTTAGCCCCCTCCAAAACGTTATCGGGACTAATATCCAATCGTGTATAGCCTCCTATAGGCGTTACCTTGCTCATGAAATCTTTTTAGTGCTAAACAAATGCTCCAACCAAGACTCTTTATGCTTGGCTCTAATAGCATCGGCCAAGTCCGCTTCGTCAGCTTGTTTTTGTAGTTCAATCAATTGCTCTTGCTCGGCGACCGAGTCTAACGAGAATTGGTACAATGCGTCTACTAAATATTTTGGAATCTCCATTTTATGCTCCTAGGGGTTCGTTACTTAAGACGCTAATCTTAAGGAATGGACAGTTAACGGCGTCTAATGCCGCGGGGGTCTTCGGCTGTCCCGATTACGGAATCATCCGTAATAAGGGCAAACTCTTTGCCGTGTATATTAAGCCGCATCCCGGTGTAGCTGCGGCACAAGATGAAATCACCTTTCTGGCACCACGGTCCTGATGGGAACTTAATAGGGTCATTATAGCAGTCAGGACCTAAGTCGACGACGAACAGCACCATGGTGAGTATACTTTCGTTGGCAACGGTAATGTCCGGCTTAATAAGCTCCGAGTTGTCGAACTTCTCGACGATTTCAGGCACGGCGCACAGGATGTGATAGCCGGTGGGTTTGGGCAGTTGTGATGCTAGTTTGGCGTGCTCGCTAGTGCTCGTACGCGTTTCTGATAAATCGGTCACTCGTCGTCATCCTCCCCTCGTGCGAGGGTGTTTAGCAGTTGTAAAAGTTGTTTAAAAGCGTCGATTTTGCCGACAATATGCCGGTACTCTGCCCAATCTGTCGGGGTGCCTTTACTCAAGGTGTCAGTATAGACGGTTATACGTTCTTTGACTTGAATCTCGAGTTTGGTCAGGATGCGCAGGGTCTCGTTGTCCATTAGTTCTCTCCAATATTAGTTACTCTTCTTAGCCGGTGCGGGCCTCTTAGCCGCCAGCTTGGCTTGTTCAAGCTGCTGCTCCAGGGTCATCTCGTGCTTGGCCATGTCATGGGCTTGGCTGGAATGATGGGTGTGTAAATCAACGGCATGCTTAGTGTGGCCGTCATGTTTTTTAGCATTTAATTCAAGCTGCTTGATATGGATATTAGCGCCGAGTTGGGCGCCGGCGGTCTCACTTTGGTCTTGCAGCTTGGCGCCTTGCAGTTGTAAACCCGCTTGTTTAATGGCGATATCGGCGTCGTCCTTTTTAGCCTTGCGTTGTAAATCTTGCGCTTTAAGCTGCAGCTCTTGTTGCTGGAGCTGAATCACCGGGTCTTGGGATTTGGCGGCGTTCTCTTGCGCCTGCTGCGCTTGTACATTCTGTTGCAATAGCTGTTGACTTGCTTTGGCAGCCAGCTGAGATACTTGTAGCTCCATTTCCATAGGGATGCCAATCTGCTCATCCTCATCCTCCGGACTGCCGTAAGTGGGAAGGGGCTGGCCCATCGCCTGCTCAATTTGTTTACGATACTCATAGCCCAGATGCTCGGCAATATGAGCGCTAAGAGCAGCCTCGAGGGCCTGTAGGGCTTGGGGATTGTTGCCATACGCACCTTGTAGGACGGACATCACTTTAGGGTCGTGCATGGCCGCCATGTGCACGGTGATATGGGCTTGGTGGTCTTGGTATAAAAACGCTTTGACCGGCTTGCCTTTGAGGATATCCTGGTTCTCGGTCACCGGGTCACGGGGTTTGGCGTCGCCGGGCATCGGGATAAGCTTCTGGTAGTCTTTAATACCTAGCACCTCTAACATCTGCCGATGTAGTAAAGGCATGTCATACAACTGCGGTGCGCCTTGGGCCAGTTGTAAAACCGCTTGGTACTGTACCACGCGTTGGGCGAGTGTCGCGGCGTTGGGGTCACTAACCGGGATGACGGCGACTTGCTTATAATCAGAGCGTTTAGCAGAGCGTCCGCCTTCTTCCGGTTCATAAGAGTAAGTCTGCGGCGTGTAGTCCCTGATGATGTCCCGTAAGAGCTGGAGCTCGCGTTTCATTGAGTAATGGATGCGGGCTTGGATCGCCGACATCATTTTTAAGGTACGTTCAAGTACAGCCAGGGTTGTGCCGACGGGCGAGTTGGAGCTCATATCGGACACGGCCAAGTCAGCGCTGCCGGCGAATTTGCGGCCTTCTTCTACTATTGCTTGGAGCAACTGGAAGAGGGTTTGAGACGGCTCTTTGTAGGGCAGCGGCATGAAATTGTCACGCAAGGTGCCGGATGGCACGTCGACGTCGCGCCACTCACCGGGGCCTATCGGCGTGTCGTCGCCTTTGACGCGCAGACCATTGGCCTTGAAGCCGCCGGGGAGATTAGACAAGGTACCCGCGTCAACCAACTGGCGGATTAAGCTGGTGCCGGACTTGGCGAAGGAGCCAATCAAGTTGACTAAGCCTAGGTTGTAAAAGCCAAAGGCCGGGATGTAGCCATAATGGACAAAATGGTTACGGCGGATTTGCTTTACATCGTCGGGGTCCCAGTTACGTCTAATGGCTAAGATGCTGGTGGTGCCTTTTTCTAGGGTGACGATGTAGGGTAATTCGATGCCGGTGGCATGGCCTTTGTCGTCTTTATGGGGGAAATCATCTAAATCAAGATTGACCTGCATCTCCAGGAGCTTGAAGCGGTCGTCTTGCGTCGCAGAGAAGCCTAAGCGCTCGGCAATTTGCTTCTCGATGTCGTCTAAGGTGTTGGACGGCTCGCCGAGCTCGACGTCCCGGTAAAAGCCGGCGTAAATCAATTTATTGACATCGTTCTTGGTCTTGCGCATGACATGGGTGATGCGCTCGGAGGACTCCAGGGATGCTGCGCCATAAGGGACGACGACATCATCGGCAGAGACGAACATGGAGACTTGGCGGCCTAGGCTGGGGTCGAAGTATACCTTCTTGAACGCATTCCCTGCGACCGCTAAACTAAACAACATACGCTCGTGGTCTGGACGCATTTCCACCATCTGTTCTGTTAAAGCCCAGTTCATGTCGGACTGTACACGCTCAGCAGCCTCTTTGAGGTCTTGCGTCTCCTTACCGATTATCTTGGTTTTACATGGGCCCATGGCGGGCCAAGTGGCTGTAATGACCTCACTGGCAAACTTTACACAGGCCTCAGTCAATAGAGGATGTACAATAGCACACGCCCCAGGCCATGGCTCTGTGCGCTCATCGAGACTTTTAATTCCAAGCAACTCTATCCCGTCCACATAGGTCTGTAGCCAGTCACGACGCGACATTTGGTCTTCATCGTAGTCCGCAAGCAGCTCACCGGATATCTTAGTTAGCTCCGCTTCGCTTAGTCTATCGGCAAGGTTCTCACCAAACTCGTCATCTTCAGGCTCTGGCATAATGTCTATGCCGTTGATGGAGACCGACTCAGGGTCATCAATTTCTATCTGGAGCTCGTCGAAATCTAACGGGGGCTGGAGGGCGCCTAAGCCTGTCGGCGCGGGGTTCAATGCGGGGGATATGGGCATAGCTATCTCCTAAATGGCAATAGCCCGGGGCCGCCGGGAAAGATGCCGATACAATTGAGTACGGCAATCAGGACTAATAAGCCAAACAAGAGGCGGATGAGCATGATAACGGGTGGTGGTAGGGGCAAGAACTGTGCCAGCAAGGTCTCGATAATGTACAGTACAATAAGTGCTACGATAATCCAGATGATGAGGTAGACCAAACAGCTAAGCATGACGATTTCCTTTAACGAAATTTAACTTGGCAGGGATAATCTGGAGATTGCTTGGAACGTGCAGTCCGGACACTTTCTTGCCTCGTAGTGGAATGATGTGGTCAACATTGCATTGTACGCCAGTTAGGCGCGTGCGCAACTCTGAAAGTATGTAAATCTCTTCCATCATCCATAAGTCTAGTGGGGAAAGCCAAGTGGGGGTACGCTGTGCTTTAGCTATTTCTCGCAAGTTCTTTTTAGCTCTGACCTTACCAGGATTATTTTGGCGATATGCCCTAGCCGTAGCGGACATACGCGCTCGGTTATTGTCCCTCCATATAGCCGCGAGTTTTGAAATACGCTCAGTATTTGAGTAATACCAATTCCTACACATCGCTATATACTTTTCCTTATTTGCCTCTCTCCAAGCCTGGCACCGAGCTAACTCCTTTTCGGGGTTTTCTTGTCGCCAGCGTTTATTATTGGCTAAGTCTATATCCTTCCTTTTTGCGTATTGGGTTTTGCTATATTCTGCTACCTTATCCGGGTTAGCCCTACGCCACGCCAAGCTTCTGGCATATATCTCTGCTTTATGCTGTTCTCTATATCCTTTAGCCTGAGCAGCCAGCTTCTCTTTATTTGCGTAATAATACGCTCTTTGTTGTGCTTTTCTTTCTTCGTGTGTCAGTGCCATTTTGGGGCTCCTATGTTTGATAGGGGTTAATAATACGCAACGCGTTTAGAGCTCTTAAAATACCTTATTTCGTCTTCTAAGTCCATCGTTGATTTGATGAATCCACCTGTACGAAAGTAGGCTAACGCCATGGATACGCAGTCAACGAGGTCATCATGGTCTCCCTGAGGGAAACTGGCGACTTCTTCAATAACTTCGTCCGCCCAGCGTCGGTTTGGCGCCCATACACGGCCCGAATTGAACAAATCAGTCGTCATAGAGAGCCTTGCGACCTTGTCGCCCGTGACCCGCGTTGGTGTGAATTCAGAACACGGGATGCCAGCGCTACGGAGCTCATAGATTAATGGCGCTCCCGAAGCTTTCTTCTCTATAATCACCTTATCTGATTGATATTCTTCAACTTTTTCCCTTGCCATCTGTTTTAGGCGGGTAAAAATACACTTTTCACGCACCATGTCCAACATGATAATGTTGGCTTGTGGCAACCCCGCGTCGTCGTCTTTGTAAAACACACCCCAGGTGATAATCGCTGAATAATCGGCGCGTTGATGCTTCTCGAAAGCGGTATCCATGGTTTGAAGTACAAATTCGATGGGCGGAGGGTTATCTGGCTCCCAACGCATCCAATCCGTGCGCTTTACTATCGCAGATTCATCTCCGGTTGGATTCTGCTGATATTGTGCATTCCATTTTGGCACTGAAATGGCGTTTTTGGTCGCTAAAATCTCAGCCATTGGCCAAAACTGAGGCCAAAGTGGGTTACCCGACGGCAGAATTGCAGGAAAACTGACATGCTTCCAGGTCTCCGTGTCGTTTAAAGCGGCATGGTTGAGGATTTGCGCGGTTAAATCTCGTTTACTCCAGCGGGTCATAACGACAACTATTTTGCCACCGGGTTGAAGCCGCTGGCGCGGGCCACTAGTATACCAGTCATAGACCTTGTCGTAGACCTCAGGCGTAGTAATGGCTTGAAGGGATTGCTGCTCATCGTGGGGATCATCTAACACAATGAGTCCGCCGCCAATCCCGGTACAACTTCCACTCACGCCTATCGCATAGTAACTCCCTCCGAAGTTGGTGTTCCACCGTCCAGCCGCTTTTGAGTCCGCTTGTAATGCTACGGTCGGGAAAATCTCCCGATACGCATCGGTATCGATCATATTACGAACCCGGCGACCGAAGCCGACCGCCAACTCAGCGGTGACGGAGCATTGCAGCACCTTATCATCCGGATATTTACCTAAATACCATGCCGGGAGCAGTACACTAGCGAACTCTGACTTGGTTGAGCGTGGGGGCATATTGATAATCAGCCGATTACTCTCACCTCTGTCGAGCGCTTCAAACTCTGCCGCCATTCTGAAGTGGTGGCGGCCTTCAATAAAGGTGGGCCACATGTGCTTCACAAACGCCAGGAAAGACTTGCGGCACAGCTCCTGGTGCTTGCGGCGTTTGAGCTCTTGTATTAAAGCCTCGAGGCGCTCACGGTCGGAGGGGGAGAGGTCAGTCAGAGCAGCCAATAGAGTAACCCCATCGCCAGTAGCCAGAGTAAAGCAAACGTTAAGACAATATTAATTAACATGCATCCCTCGCTTCGCTCGGGGATGATTCGTGCGGCTGCTGCGCAGTCTTATTCATCATCGCTCCACATGTTGATAATGGCAATAAGCCCGGCTATTATAAAGAACACCAACGCTATCATGTGACCACCAAAGAGCTCGACGACTATCCCCGGGGCGCTCATCCCTCACCGCGCAGCTCCTCGTCAGTGAGCTCGCCCCTTGCTTCGCGCTCTAAGGACAACTGGCTCTGGACATCAGACAGCTCGCCCTCTAGTACACCTAAATCATACCCTCTTAGAAGGCGATGCAGCTCTTCTTCGAGGTCGGCGGTGGGGCGTTGCTCTATTGAGATTTCTATCTTGTTAGCAAACAGCCCGACTTCGGCGACTTTGCCGAGGAGCTCGATGGACTTGAGCTTGACGGAGTCGGAACTTGCCTTTTCTGCGAGGTCAAAGAGGTTGTACAAGACATAGTTGCGCATCTTGTTGGTGGCGCCGAGCATGGTGTAATCATATTTGGTTAACAGTGCTTCGAGGTGTAGCGCTGCGCCGGGAGTGCGGGGGGCTTCGGGCGCGTCGGGGTTGCCCATGAAGATAGCCCGGGCTTGGTCCCGGTCGTCCTCGGTTATATTAATCGGTAGGCCAAAGGCTTTTAGAAATTCTGCGGTGTTAAAGGCGGCTTTGGCGCGCTGGCGGACGTCTTCCAATTCTTCGGGGCGTCGTGGTTTGGGCAAGGGATGGTGCCAATCAATCTGGGGGTTTAGTGCGGTGGTCATAGTGGGCGGCGTCTGAGGGTGGCAGTATCCAGATATCATAGTCTTAAGACTTTATCTTAGCAATAATCTCTTTGAGGTGCTCCCAGTCTCGAACTAGCCCAAGATTAATAAGCTGGCAGAGCTTCGCCTCCAATTCATAACGCGTGCGTTGGGCATGTGCATCAGCCACGGCCTGATTCCAAGTGGCACTTCCACTGTCACTTAGTATTTTACACTTGTCTCTAATCATTATTGCCAACTGGATGTATCTACCTTTATTGTCTCCACTCGGAGAGGGTATGTGCTCAGCTATTGCCGCGTTAAGCATTTTAAACTCGTCACCCCCCAGTACACGGAACTCCAGCAGTTTCCCTTCGATAAAAGTCTTATGTACCTTAACATGAAATTCGGGGCTTATTTGTTCAGCTAACAATACAGCTACGGATATGTGTCCATAGTGTCGCACACCTTTACCTTTACCTATTGTACATAAAAATGCCTCCTTTGGGAGCTCCCAAATACGTGCAGCCGCCTCGACATACTCCTCCAGGTATTTAGAGCTTAAGAACTTGTTTAGCTGTCGGACGGGCATCCCCTTCTTTAACCGATGAATATTGCCCGCCTCCATCAACGAAACTAAATCGACACCCCACTCAGTGGAAGCGAAAACTATCTCGCTGTCTACGTCTACTTTTAATATTTGTGGTTTCATAAATTTCTCCGAGTAAAAGGAAAATATTATAAAGGCGTTCCGGAATAAACGCAAATTTTTTATAAAAAATTATTTTTTAGAAATCTAAATACCTTACAAGGTGTAGGGTCTTTGGGTAGGGAGTGGTCGTCGGGAATCTGAAATGGTATGGAGATATAACGGGACTCCTTCGATGGTATTTTGCTTGGGGCGGGGTCGCCAAGTCCATCCCGCTAGTAAAGTCCCACTTTACATCCAGTATGCGAACGTTTTGCGCTTGGTATAATCCTTGCTACGTGTGTGCGCTACAATATATCCAGCAATCCAAAGTTATAGCCATTATAACCTTGTAAATAAATA